TTTTTAGAACCAAAACCTTTCACACATAAATATTTGAAATATTCGCACTTGAACCTCATCACACTCAGTTCCATTGCTCCCGGACCCACAGGCACCACAGTTCTACACCACACAGTGACACCATTCCACCACTGATTGATCTGTTATTCTGCACTGTTGCCCAGATAATCCCCAGTGATTCTATCGCTCAATTCAATGCGCAATACAAAAGTCGCTGTGGTATTGGGTATTCTTAATATCCAATCGCCCTCCTCTTCATCTTCCCAATCATATTCTCCATGCCACAAGTATTGTGCCACAGTGTGATCTCTCTGTTTCAAAAGTTTATAATGATTGTGTGTGAGTCTGTAATAGCTATGATCTGGCATATTTGATCTGTGTGATGTTTAGTGTTGCAATCACTTGTGTGGGTGAGATTGCAGTTCTCAATCTCACACAGTGCTCACATTCTCGGTGGATGGTATAGCAGGGTGTTGCTGGATCCTCTGCGATCAAATTGCATTGTCCTGGGTAGCTTAATCCTGCCATCTGTTGGTGTGGGTGGGGTGAAGTGCAACTGCCCCATATCACTGTGCAAGGCGTGTCAAACGCTGCTGAGATGTGATGTGGTGCTCCATCTGTGGTGATCACCCAGCTGGCACGCTCTATTGCTGCCATCATCCGTCTGGGTGTGTCTGTGTCAATGTTCAGTGCAGGATAATATGTGTTGGTTCGGCCTGGGGGTGTCAATCTCACTGTGACAATGCCCAGTACGCTCAATTGTAATGCCAATTCTTGCCAGTAAGGATCATGCCAGTGCTTGTTGTTGTGATAGTGTGCTTGCCATTTGGCATCAGGGTTGATGATCACATAAGGCCCCGGGGGCATATTCTCTTGGGCCCATGCACGTTCTTCCTCAGTCAATACTATGGGTGCTGGTTGTGGTCTGTAGTCAGGATTGCCCACATAGGGTCTGTGACGGTTTTGCTGGGGTAATTCTTCCCAGTTGTCACCCTGTTTGGGATCAATCCAGGGTATGTTCTGATATGCGTCACGCTGCCACAGTCGCTGACCTCTGTAGATGTGTACACCATTGCGTGTGGGTCTTTGCTTTCTGCCTGTTTTTAAATGCTGCTGATATGCGTCTCCCAACCACATCACATCATCACCTATGCCCATCGTCTCACTCCCTGTATCATCACTCGCACACGTTCACCATATGTGGGGTCTGGTCTGCGCAGCACCTGTGTGGTTTGCACCTGCAACCAATCCTCCATGAGATCCTGCCACTGCTGGGGTGATCTCAGTGTCACATGAGCATTCTCACCTGATTGCAATTTTTTTTTTGCTGGTGTACAGTCAATGATGTGGCAGTGACGCGTGGGTCTGCTGCTGTCACTCCACCCATCTATCTGTGCCCAGCAGTTTTTAATTTGCTCCAGAGGCACGTGTTCCCACACATCTGATGAATACACAGCTTGCACTGGTCTGGTGGGTGGTCGGCGGTGTGCAGGATGTGATGGATCCCAGCAATGAATCCGTCTGTCTGTGAGGGTTCTCAACCATTCTGCTGTGCCACCTGCACCCGAACCCCAGTCCAGCATGTGAATGTTGCGTGGCAGCTCTCGGATCCAATTGAGCATTTCTGGCCATGATTTGCCTGGGCCTGAACCTGGAAACTGTTGATGAAATTGGGAGTCTGCCATATCTGTGTTGGGAACGCAGTGGATAGGAAACAAATGGCAAGAGATGTTTGGTCGCACTGCGTCCCGAAATATTTATCTGATCATGGATGAATCTGTGCGATCTTGACCCACTGTGGGATCTATATGCCGAGGAGATATCACACAGTGGGTGTGACCTCGACTGGAATCGGAAGTGTCACTGATTATTTATGGTGTTATCACCATCCAATTCACCCACATAATTGCGGATTGGTTCGAACACACAATTATTTCAAATGATTCTGTGTGATATAATGAATACGAACTGAAGTTCGTATTACTCACTTCTTTACAAGAAGTTCGTGTGTGAGTTTCTTTCTGCTGATGTAGATTGAGTATCCATATTTCTCCCTTGCGGGAGAAATTGGTGTGATGTGAGACATCGCAACCATCTTGAACAGCTGGTGTTTTGTGTGAGGCGGTAACCCTATACCTCTCCAAGCTGACTTCATTGCTACGGAATATTGAGGGGACTGTTCAAGCAATCCCACAATACAGGTGTTGTATCTTTTTCAACAGAGCACCATCATTGGGCCTTTGAATTTTGAGCATCAGCAAATCTCCATTGTGACTTCCACCAATACGCACTTTGCGTTGGATGCTTCCGTCACAATATGTGTAGACTGACCATCTACAAGTGTGTGGTGTTACCCACCTTTTCACTGCGGTATTCTGTCTGGCCCGCGGACCTTTTGTGCTGAGTATTCTGATAACGAGCAATTAGTTCTTTATCAGCTATGCCTTTGATCGGGTCTTTAAGATTTTTACTTGCCCAAATCAAATAATTTGTGGTCAAGTTTTTAATCAATTTGCCTTTGTGTTTGCCTATTTGCCAAATGTTATTCCACTGATATTGTTTATCAATGAAAGCATATTTTCTATCCAATTTTGAGCGATAGATATCAGATTGAATACGTTTTTGAGTGTTAAGTTTTTGCCAATTGAACTTTCTTGCCATATTATTATTTATCTGGTTTGCTCGAAAAATGCCCTGATGTATGGCAGTGAACTTCTTCTACCTCGGTATATGGTATTCACTGCCATCATACTATGACTGTCTCTCGACTCTGATAGTATATGATGTTTTTTGATTGCAAGCAACCATGAAGTTTACCAAAATTTTGGATTTACAGGGCACCGGGAGAATTAAGGAAAGTTGACAGCTTATCTCTAACTCAAAGGTGCCCCTGATAAAAGGACAAATCAACAATGGGAATTGCTGACTTGTATGATTATTTATGGTGATTTAAGATTTTGCTGTGGTTTTAGACTGTTTCATGATGCGACCTATGAGATAACCGCACATGTCACAGTTCATGTTGTAGGCCCAATCTCTTGTGATCAAATTATTGAACATTTCACCTGGCAAGAACTTTCTGTAACGAAAACGACTGTGATCACAGTTGGGACAGTGTTTGAGATCAGAGGCCTGTTGCACAGTGATGATGTCTGGATTCATTTTGTTTCGCATGCCGCGTTTTTTGATTGAACGAAATTTAATCACATCCAAAATTTTATTCTTGGGCATGTTATGTGGCAGATATCGCAGTGGTAATAGCAATGCGTTTCCACACTGGTGTGCCGCCTGCTGAGGAATCTTCTATCACACACACTGCCAAACATTCTGTGCCTGCGTCTCCATTGCTGCAGAATGCCACATCGCCCTGAGCACGATCTGTGCGTGCATTCAATTGACTCACTGTCTGTGGTTTAAGATTCAATATCTCTTCCAATTTTACTTTGCCAGTGGCAGGATTCAAAGTCAATGCTGTGCTGGCAGTGCTCACAATCTCGTCTGGCAGATATTGAGCGTCAATTTTGGTGCTGGCATTCAATGGTGCCACGCCAGATGCTTGAGATCTGCCGTTGATCACTATTTTTAATTCATCCAGTGCTGTTTTGATGTCCACCCTTGCTGCTGCTGGTGAATCTGTGCCTGAATCTAAATTGGTCGTTACTACGTTTGTTGCGTTGGCCCATGCCATAATCTACTCCTGTTGGTTGATATTTATGGCACTTGCATTACAAGTGCTGTACTGTGAATCTTTTGCCCTAAAAACAAGTGTTTTTATAACTTTAACCGGTGTTTTACAAAGGGTTTTATACATGTTATGAATAATTCTTGTTGATGATGCTCCAATAAGTGCCACCTATGTAACTGATGCTCATGATATCAGTGGCATTGGCACCAGTGCTGAGTGTGCTCACACCACCTGCAAACAACATACGCCCTGCTGAATCCAATCCTTCTGTGAATGTTCTACCACCAGTGCCGTCCTGTGTGATCAACAGCGTGACTGTTTGACCTTCACGTGCATCTGTAAATCCTGTGAATGTGACACTGCCAGTCAATCTCATGCGTTGTGTGTTGCCGTTGCTCACTGTGATGGAAAATGAACCTGTGACATTGCCTTGATTGTACACAGTTTCAGCATAGTCTTTGAATTCCACCTGTCGTATGATTTTGTCATTGCACACAATAGCTCCAGTGCCATTGGGAATGATTTCAATATTGCCATTCACACCATCCAAAATAGTGATTGATCCTGAATTAGCGCCTTCATTGGTGTTCAATACCAGATCAGTCAAACCGTCTGTGGTGATGATCACATCATCTGCATCTCCTGCACTGCTGATAGTGCCTGGTGCATCAAAAATATATTTTTGTTTGGCACTGAAAAACATGTTTGTGGATGAAAAAAAACTCAACTCTTCACCACCAGTGGATGCAGGATCAATGGTAATATTGGCATTTGAACCTGTGTTTTGATTCAAACTGATTATTAATTTGCCTGTGGTATTGGCAAAAGGTGTGCTCAACAACACATTGCCTGTGGATTCACCCACAGTGATGTTGTCTGTTTTTAATAATATATCTCCAGCACCATTGGGTTCAATCACCACATTGGCGTTGCTGGCAGAAGTGATGGTGTAACCATTCACATCCAGATTGCCACCCAACTGTGGTGTGGTATCATTCACAATATCTGTTAAACCAGTACCTGCATTTGTAAAACTTAACACACCCGAACCGTTGGTGGTCAATACCTGTCCATTGGTTCCGTCTGTGGTGGGATATCTAAATCCAGAAATGGCGACATATCCTGCACCAGTTTGATTGAGAGAAATTGTTCCAGTATTGTAAGACAAAGTGATATTGGGTCCACTGGTATAACTTCTTAATATTAAATTGCCTGTGCCATTGGATTGAATATTTGCTGTGGCATTTGAATCTCCCACTCGCAAAGTGTCAGCATTCATATAAACATCACCAGTGCCGTTGGGTTGCAATGTGATGTTTCCATTGGTCACATTGTTCACAATGTTATAATTGTTCACATCTAAATCTTGAGTGAGTGGACTGACATCTTGTGCATAAACTTCCACACTGCCATAGGCCAATCCCATATAAGCGTAATAATTTGTGCCATCATACACAATGTTGGCCACGTCCACAGCTGAATTGATCTGTGTGAGACTTTCACGACCATTTTCCCAATTCATTGTGCTGGTAAGATCATAGGTTGAACCTGCTGCAGGTTGTTTGAATATGATTGTGAGAGTTTGTCCTGCTTTGGCATTGGCAAAAGCATTCATGGTAAGATTGCCAGTGAGTGTGATACGTTGCACTGATCCGTTGGCCACATCTGGAGTTATGGTACCTGTGGTGGGCAATCCTGTGTAAACCACGTCTCTGTAATTTTTTATGGGAGTTGAATTGAAATTCACAGGCATGGTGCCATCAATCACAATCAATCTGCCATTGCTGCTGTCTGGATCGTAATAAAGAAATTGTCCTTCACCAATGCCAGTAGGATTCACAAAATCCACAATGCTGTTCACAGCATCTGACATTTTTTTTAATTCAGGTCTACTTGCTGCTACCGAATCTGCATCTGCATCAAATGCACCACTGTTAGGTAATACGTTGGGCCAAGTCATTATACAGTCTCCGTTATGTTGCCGTTGGCATCACTGCTTAATTTGGGTAGATATTGTGCCTGAATATCCAAGCGACAATCTATTCTTCTGCGTTTGCCGTAACTGTCTGCGTCGTATATATTTAATACCACCGGTGTGCTGCTCTTGTTCACTAAGACTATGGGCACTTCTGAATCCTGTGCTGAATCACCCAAACTTTGTGTGTGTGCTTGTGTGAATATGTTCACAATTTTTCCTGTGTTCACATTAAAAGTCAAATTTCTCAATCCTACGGAACCACTCAATGTATTGGTATCAATGTTGGCCTGTGTGACTGATCTGATGGTTCTATTAAAATTAGCATTGATAGAAATGATTGCTGGGGCATCATCAGCAGCACTGTCTTGACTCAAATTAAATTCAAATTGAAAATATCTACCATACAATGCATTCACTGTGCTTTGATTGGGTGTCACTGCATAACTGCTGGCACTTTGAATGCTGCCACCCGCACTGTCCACTGTGTTGCCATAGTATATGGTGGTGCTCACAGGCAATGTGGCATTAATTGTTAAAATATAATTGGTCCAATCAATTTTATCTGTGTTATACACTCTGGTGGTAAATTGCAGTGTGCTGGTGGGTGTGCCGGCCCAATTGGCAAAAGCACTCCATGTGGCATAACTGGTCCAAGTCTGTGTGCTCTTGGCCAAATATGCATTTTCAACTGAATCGTAATATCCTGTGCCTGGCATTTTTTAATTAAATCCTATAGTTAATGCTAAACCATTGTACAAAGTTGTATTTGTGTCTTTGATATAATTCAATAGTGCTTCAATACTACTGCCGGTTTTATTCACATTGAACAATTTGTATTGATAACTGCTGAATCCGTTCACCCAAGTTAATGTGCCACCTATTTCCACTTCTTGTGCGCCTGCAGCAGTTAATTTTATGTAATAACATCTGTATTGATAATTTTTATTCAACACAATGCTCATCAGTGTTAATCCAGTGGAATATATTGTGCCTTCAACAGTTTGTCTACCACCAAATGTTTCTTCAAAAGTTTCCACCAATTGAAAACCGTTGTAAACTTGCACTACAATTTTATAAACGGCAGCATCTTTGGGGTTTTTTGGATTGAAACGAAATATTGATCCTTCTACCAGTTTAGAAATAGGTGTACTACCGCCCACAATAAGATTAGGATCTGCTTCTTTTCTAAAAGCACCCAGGTATGTGCCATAAAGAGAGGACCAAGTAGAATCATTGTATTTTGTAAACTGTGCAATAGGACTGTCAGATTTTTCTGTGTATGATTGAAAACTTGGTTTGGTCCCCCATAACCAATTGCTGAGATTTTTTATAGGCACAGGTGGTGGGTCTAATACATCACCTGGTGGTGGTGGGATTAAAAGAGGAGGTGGAGTTTTTCCTGGTCCTGGTTGCACTGATTCAGGCAAATATACCGGTGGTGGTATGTCAATTTGTGGACCCGCCACATAAGGATAATTGGTTGCCACGTGTTCTGTGCAACTCATACTGATTGTGCCATCCACATTCAATTTCATATTGATCACTCTGAATGTTTTATTGGAAAGATTTAATATATCATCTGTGACTCTAATAATATCTCCTGGCACCACATCCATCAGTTCTTGAGTGGCAGTGAATTCTATGCCAGATTGATTTCTACTTTTTTTGTAGATACTTTCGGCCATAAATTTTGCTACGTATGGACTGCTGACAGTGCCAAATGTAAATTCACCTGTGAGTTCTTCATCTTGATCCACTGTTAAATCTCCTGACACACGATACACAGCTTGTTGCACAGTGAAGTCTATGTTGGGATCCACATAGTTCACAATCACTTGATTGTATTTGGTAGTTTTGGTTTCACCTGTGAGTGTGATGCCTCCCACAATTTCTGATTTGTCCACATCATAAGCTATGTTGATGGTGGCACTGGTGATATCTGTGGCATTGCCACCATCTTCCACTACCAATTTGTATCTGCCTTGCACATAAGGCATCATGCCACGACAACCGCCCACTAAAACTTTTACATTGTCAATTAATTTTTGTCTAGCATCCAACACAGCACAACAGGTCATGGCAGGTCCTCTATTAACAATAATTACTGGTACTTCATAAGTTTCATAATAAGTGACTGCCTGATTGAATTTTGTTGCTGCAATCTTAAAACTATCTGCATCAATTTCGTCTCTGCTGATGCCACAACCATATCTGGGATTCATCATGTAATCCAACAAACAATTGGCAGGATTGGTGCCTTCTGAACTGGTGTAAGTCTTGGTAAGATTGGCATAGGTATTGCTCAATTGAGAACCTGTGCTGTGAGTGGTCACATCATAAACTTTTTTACCACACACATCAAATTGCACAGTGGGTACTCCACCACTGTAAGGGTTGGCATCTGCTTCTGCTTGTGTGGTGATGGCCTTCCATTCAAATCTCATGGCCACGTAGGCCACACCTGGCAATGTTCTTTGTTTTGTGGGCCAGCTGGGAGTTTGATTTAATAATGAACTTTGTGATTGATTTTCTGTGCCTGTGAACACTTGAAATTGACAACGCCCTGCATATTTGCCTTCAGTCACATCAATAATAGTGCCCACATCATACACTCCTGCTGAGGGAGTGGGCAGTATGGTATCATCCACTAATATTCTTTTGAATCCTGCAATTTCTCCTTCACACACCACATAGCACACATAAAGATAGGTATTGCTGCTGCCATTGGTCTCCACAAATATCACGGTGCCACCCACACGTCTGTATCCATAGATCACAGGTATTTGTTCATTGGTACCTGATCGATTTAATAAAACTCCTTGATCTTGATCCACATTGCCCACATCAGGTGCTCCCATAGGTTTGATATTGAATCCAAAAAAGTCTCCAGCAAAAGAAACCACTTTCTTAAACACTCTCACAATGGGATTTACAATACGTTTTACAACACCACCCATTATGCCAATCCTTTCATATGAATGTAACCCACACAATCAGCACCTTTGCTGCGATAGAATGATTGTGCTCTGTCTAAAAATCTCACAGTGGGTTTAAATTCTGCTGTGTGAGCAATACACATTGCTTCCAACACTGTTGCTCCTGCTTGATAAAACCAATCTTCACAAGCATTCCATAATTGATCTGAAAGTGTTTTGCTGCGCACATCTGGCAACACAAAGAACATCACAATGTTGCCAATGATGGTATCATTGTATAATTTTTTACTCACTTGTGCCACAGCATAGGCCACAATTTGTTCTTCTTGTTCGCACACAAATATTTTAAAATTGGGATCAATCATTGCTTCTCTCAATCTATCAAAACAAACTTTTTCATCCAGTGGATCATGTGCTGCCAATTCAGCACTTTTACCGTGCTCGTGTATGATGGGCATCAATCTATTGATCTCTCGAGCTTGTAATGCTCTTATATCATGTATCATCATGTTCTGCCCCATTTGATATCTTTGAGACTCACAGCACTGAATTCCATACCGTTGTCTGTGGGATGTTCCACTTGAAAATTACCTTGATTGGTTCTGCGACCTGATTTTTTATCAAAGTTGATAAACTGACTGCTGACCTGTATGGTTATTTCTGCTGTGTTGGTATTGTTGGTCACACTGTATCCACTGATTCTGCCTCTGAATATGGTGATGGCATTTTCTCCTGCTGAATCACCTATCAATTGATTGGTGGTAAAATTGATGAATCCTCTGCGAATGGTCACCAACTGATTGATCTGAGCACTGGTGGCAAATGAGGTCACATAACTCACATCCAGCGCACTCAATGTAATGGTGGCACTGACAATTTGCACATCAGCATTTTCTTCTGTTTCGCTGACGTTTAAAAATGCTCCTTGAGCAGTATAAGTGTTAGAATTAAAAGTGATATTGTAAGGAGCGTCAGTGTATCTAGTGGTACTACCATTGGACATGCCTATGTCGATTAATATGATACTGATAAGACTGTTGCCAGCAAGATAAACATTTTGATCTGTGGTAAGATTCCTCACCATTAGATAGTCTCCTGTACATCCACCCTATATGCTACCAACCCATTGTTGGTGTATTGATATTCATGCAAGTCACTGGTGGCAAATACTTTGAATGGCACATCATCATGTGTGATCACATTGCTGCTGGTGATAGAACTTACCAGTGGTGGTTCTATGGTCATTGTTTTGGCACTGGCATTGGTCCAATAAACATCATTGGTCACCATGTAAACTTTATCATGACTGGCAAATTTTACCACACTGCCTGCAGGTATCCATGTGCCAGTTACCACTGAACCAGATGCTGCCACACTAATGGATGTGCTGCCTGCTGATGCTGAAGTGTTCACAGTGAATGCCACATTGCTAGAGGCCAATTTACCCAAAAAATTACTCACACCTGGAATAATCACATAAAAATCATTCAATGGTCCTCGTGCTTTGGCAAAAAATGCTTGAACTCCTCTGTATCGAAATTGTGTGTCAGGTGGAAATTGCAATGTGCCTGCCCATAGTGTGGTTGAATTACTGGCACGCACAGTTCTACCACTTTGTGTTTGTGTAATTTTAGTCTGTGTTCGCTGTTGAAAATTCACAGCAGTTAATCCTAAATCTGATTGTGTGAATGTTCCACCACTTGTTCCACCGTTAAGATATCCTATGTTGGCCATTATTGTGTGACTCCTACTCTGCCGCGTTTGTTGGTTGCTTCATTAATTATACCCACTATGGTGCTTCTGCGATTCAATAAGATCTCATCAAATCCTTGAGCATCCACTGTGCTGATGTTGAAGTTCACTGTGACACCTTGGCCCATTTGATCATTGGGTGTGATTCTGCCTGATGAATTAGGAGTAAACATTTCTGGACCATTTTCTCCCACCAAGTATGATTGATTTTCTCCCACCAATCCACCTTGACGTCTGGCACCTGTGTATTGTGTGCCTCTAATCTTTTGAACTTCTGCGTAACCTCGAGCGGCCATAATACCAGCAATGGCAATGTTCAATGGGAATGGGAAAGTGGCCAATGCATTGCTCACTGCTCTGTAAGTGTTTTGCAATGATTCTGCTATGGCCAATGCTTTGGCAATTTTGAATGCTTTTTCGTTGAATTGTGCCAGTGCGTTCAATGCATCTTTGCCACCTTGATATAATACTTGAATTTTTTGTTCTTGACTTAATTTTTCAATGTCTGCTTTACTGGCATTGCCTTCCTTAAGCATTTTTAAAGTTTCTTCAACTTCTTGCTTCTGTCTTTCCAATCTTGCTCTAGCAGCATTGGCCTGAATAACACCTATTGCTGTTTGATATTCCTGTTCAGAAATTTTACCAGCGTCTCTTAATATTTGTAATTGTTCAAGTTTTAATCTTTCTGCTTCTACTTCTGGGTTTTTATCAGCAAGAGTACCACCCACCTGTCTGGCGATAGTGGGCAATGCTTTTTCTGCTTCTCTCACTGCCTTTTGATCCAATGCAATCTTTAATCTTTTTTGTTCCTCTGCAGTTAATTCTCTGCCGAGAGCTAATCTTGCTTCTTCGATGTCTTTGAGTCTTTTGTCGATTTCTTCTGCATTGTTTAATTTTGCAATATATTTGTCAAAAGCAGATAAAATATTTTCGTTTGCCAAATTTACTTGGTTTGTGGTGCGTGCTAATTTTCCTGTGTTGCCAGTTGCTTCTTGAATTTTTTTGTCAGATTCATTAAGATAATCGTATAATTTT